GCACACGAAGACCGCACCAGTTCCATGATAAACAAGACCTCCTACGTTGAGAACTGCGAAACCTCTGCATTCGGTCGTGCCTTGGCCGCCTTGGGAATCGGCATCGAAACAAGCATTGCATCCGCCAACGAGGTGTCCATGGCCATCGCCCAGCAGGCAAATATGGATGACCTGACCGACCGCCTTGGCTTGGTGCAGACGTACAGCGACCTTGACATGGCAACCCTAAAGGCTGACTTCATGCGCCTAGTCGAGCAACTCCCCGAAGACCAGCGTTTCAAGTATTCCGACCATAAGGGCATGACCCCTGCTCGCTACGAAAAAGGCATCAAATTCCTGCAAGACCAAATCGCTAAACTCAAGAAGCCATGACACTACTCGAAAAATGTAATGCCGATGTATTCAAGGCAATCATCGACATTAAAGCCGAGCATCCCGAAATGGGGCAAGCCATCATCAATCTACTCCAAAAACACGAGTACTGGTGGCAGATGAGCGGCAACGAAATCCTCTCCCTCGCAATGCCCATGCGTGACATTTGGGATAGGAAAATATTCACCTTCCACCTTCTTTTTGAATCACAAGAAAAAACCGTAATGCCATGAACCAAGAACTCGTTTCAATCCCCAAGAGCGACATCAGCAAGGCTGAAATCGCCGACATCGCCGCCGCCCTCACCCTCCGCATACTGGAGGGCGAGGTCAATCCAGTAGCCGCACACGTCCGCCTCAAGGCCGTCATCAAGGCCGTTGAGCAAGTCCTCAAGGCGACCGAGGATGCCGTAAGGGACGAAGCAGAAAAGAACGGCAGAACCTTCTCCGCCTTCGGTGCGGACATCCAAATCAAGGAGGGGGCGCTGACCCCCGACTACACCCATGACCAAGTGTGGAGCGACCTGCAAGCCTCCATGAAGGCAAGGGAAGAACAACTCAAGATGGCCTTCCGCAATGCAGGCAAGATGACCGTGATTGACGAAGCCACAGGCGAGGTTGTTCCTGTTTGCCCTGCCAAGGGAACTAAGCCGTCCATCTCTGTAACCTTCAAGTGATGACACGACCAGCACCACCCAAGAAACGCAAAGGCGTGCAAATAGTCGGCAGGGTCGCAGGCGTAAACGCCGCAATGCTGCTACTCGAAAAGCCCTACAGGGCCACGGAATTGGCCGAAGCCCTTGGCATCCATATCCGCATCATGTATCGCATCCTCAACGACCTAAGAGCCACGGGCCACCTATACTCGCACCGTTGCCATTACTGGTTCGACCCGAAGAAAAACAACGACTTACAACACCTAATTCCAATCAAAGACCCAAACCTTTAACCCCAAACCCATGAGTAACTATCAACCACAACCCAACACCTTCAGCCTGTTCGCCAACGACAAGGGCGACAACCCCAAGCGTCCTGACTACAAGGGCGACATCATTCTCCCCGATGGAACCAAGATGCGGCTCTCCGCATGGGTGCGTGAATCGGCCAACGGAGGCAAGAAGTTCCTAAGCGGCAAGGTCGAGCCAATGCAAGACCAGCAACAATCTGCGCCAGCCCCACAAAAAGATGGCGATGATTTGCCGTATTAGTGTAAATTTGCCCGAAGTTTACATTTAAGAGTAGAACGCATTCCTTGTAATAGCAGCCAAGGGATGTTTAGATAAAGGGTCATTAACCCCTTGCCTCGGCTGCTGCTATCAGTCGGGGCATTTTTTTTAATACCACATGGAAAATAGTTGGTACAAGCACTCCCCCAGCGATTGGCTCGCAGGACGAATCAGCCGCAAATCATTTGAATTGCAGGGGGCATTCATTCACATTTGTCAACTTTACTGGGTAAAGCATGGCCATCTCACGGTTCATCAGGCATCGCTTGAGATTGGCGAATCCTTGCTTGGTCAGTTAATGGACGCTGAAATTATTAAGCATGAAGGCGACCAAATCCGTATTACCTTCCTTGACTTGCAGATGGCTGACCTTGACCGATTGAGTCAGCGAAGGAGTGAAGCAGGACGCAGAGGAGGCGAAAGCAAAAGCCAAGCAAGTGCTAAGCAAATTGTAGCAAGTGCTAAGCAAAACGAAGCAGATAAGATAAGATTAGATGAGATAAGAAGAGAGGAGATAGAAGATAAGAAGGAGAAGAAGAATACTTGTGTGCTTTTTGATTCCTTTTGGAGTGCCTATCCCCGCAAGACCTCCAAGCAAACCGCATCCAAAGCATTCGACAAGCTATCGGACGAGAACCAGCAGAAGGCCATCGACAACATCGCAAGGCTCTACGCCAACACCGAGGTGCAGTTCGTTCCCCATGCCGCAACCTACCTAAACCAAGCCCGCTGGGAAGACGAGGCCATCGTCCGAACCAATACCTTTGCAAGACCACTACTAAACCAATCCGAAGATGCAGACCTACCACGCTACCGCTGAACGCAGGCTCCTGTCCTGCCTGATGGATGCCTTCATTGACCGAGCATCCTTTCTCATGCAAATCCCTGAACGCCTGTTCACGGGAAACAACGTGTTTATCTACCGAGCCATCGAAGCCCTGCACCGAGCGGAGCGACCCGTTGACTTGGTTACCCTCCACCAATACCTGGTTGAAAACAATCAAGCCTTTGTAACCCTTGACCTTGGATTCTTTGCCGATGGGATTACTATCACCTCGGACTGGAAGACCTACGCCGCTGACTTAAACCAAGCATGGAAGGCAAGGGAGGAGCAACAAATTATGGACGACCTTGCGGCTGACCGTGATATTCCAAGAGCCTTTGCTCGCTACCAAGCCATGCAGGCCGTGGAAACCAATGCTTCCGAAACCACTGCCCACGAACTCGCCAAGGAGTACCTGCTGAACATGAACGAGGTGAGGGAGGGCAGACGCAAGGATTCGGTTTACCCCACCTTTATCAGCCCGCTTGACCGTATGCTGACGGGATTCAAGCCATCCGAGTTTGTCTTGCTGGGCGGTCGCCCTGCGATGGGCAAAACCCTCCTTGCTTTGCAAATAGCCATGAACCAAGCCATGGCTGATATTCCCGTGGTGTTCTTTACGATGGAGATGAGTGCCGACCAGTTAAGCCAACGGATGCTTTCTAACCTTGCGGAGATGGATGGGTCGCACTTCCTCAACCCCACCGAGCGAATCACCTCCGACCAATTTCTCGACTTGGGGAAAAAGGCTGACCTCCTTAAGTCAAAGCCGCTGTATATCGTTGACCTGCACCAAGCCAACCTCGACCGCATTGAAGGCGAAATCGCCAAACTCAAAACCAAGTACGGCGTTTGCGGATTTTATCTCGACTACCTGCAACTCATTGAGCCAACCAAGATGGACAAGCCGAAACCTAAAATCGAGCAGATGACCAACATCAGCAAAACGCTTAAGACCATCTGCAAGAGGCAGAAGGTGTTCGGGGTTGTGGTTTCTTCGCTATCCCGTGCAACCGAAGGCAGGGCAGACCATCGCCCTATCATGAGCGACCTTCGGGAAACAGGGCAACTTGAGTTTGATGCCGACAAAATCGCTTTTGTGTACCGACCCTATGAACACGACAAGAGCAAGGAGGCCGACCTGATGGAAGTCATTGTCCGCAAGAATCGCAACGGTTCCCTTGGTACCGCTGACATTCAGTGCAACCTGCCATTCACCAAAGCCAACGAATTTCCACCCCCTAAAATATGATGGAAGAATACAACCTCCAAGCCGCTTGCGTCAAGCTATTTGCAATGCTCCGACCCAACGAGCAGGGTCTGCTATTCCTGAACCACAACAACCCCCGAAGCCGTTCCAACGGTTACTTCCTTAAAAACATTGGCCTGACGGCTGGCGTTGCCGACATGACCTACCTATCCCCCAAGGGTGCGGTGTTCCTTGAGTTTAAGGCACCCAAGGGCAAGCAATCCCTCTCCCAAAAGTGGTGGCAGGGGGTCGTAGAGGCAGTTGACTACAAGTACGTAGTCATCCGAAGCCTTGAGGATTTCCAGAAGATGCTGGCTGAATGTTCCTAATTTGTGTATATCTTCGCATTACTAAACCCAACCCCATGAAACCAACCCCAACCGATTTCCGACGCTGGCAAATCCACATCCGCAAGGCTTGTGCGACCTGCCTTACCCCTGACCATGCCGAAACTATCAGCCCATGGCGTGTGAACTGGGTATTGCTTGGCCATATCCTCAACGCCAAAAAAGCATAAGCCATGGAATGGACACGCCTGACCAAGCAAACTATGCCCGACTTTATGGAGGAGGTATTCATCGCCCTGAACGATGGCAACTACGCCGTGGCATGGCTTAGAGATAACCCGACACCAACATTCACCAACATCCACGGCGATGTATGGTGGGTGCATGAAGTTACTCATTGGATGTACCCAACCCCCCCGAAGCCATGACCACCAGCGTAATTCACCACATGGTGCAGGAAGTAGCCAAAATCTTCAACACCACGCCAAGTGCTATCTGCTCGGCCAATCGCAGGCGGGAGAACGTGCTTGCCCGCAACATCGTCACCGACATCGCCTACAACGACTTCCTATTCAAATACCACGAAATCGGGGTAGTTATAGGTCGCACTCATTCAACCCTCATCAAGAACAAACGCAGCTACGAGCAGGACATGATTGCGATGCCTGAAATAAAGTACATCCGCAGACAAGTTTTACACAATGCGCAGGATTACCTGCTACATCTTTACGGAGGCTATGTTTCTAATTAAGTGCTACTTAGG